CGGAGACAAAAGTGGTAAGCCTAAGATGGCTGCAAAGAGAGATATGGTCTCTACCGTATCTGGTCATTACCATACAGACTTTTATTGTGAATGGATGTTTGGAAAGACAAGAGCTATCTTTGGTATGGCAGTAGGTTGTGGTATAGATAGTAAATCATATGCTATGGGATATATGCAAGGAGGTAAGAAGGAAGCAGTTGGTATTGGTATTGTATTAGGTGGTCATACTGCTTTTAATGTAAAGATGGATTTGTAATGAATTATAATAATGATTTTAAATACGATTTAAAGGTAGGTCAAGTTAAGGAAGAGGAGTTGGGTAATATACTTAACTCCTCGACTATTGAAGTCAAGTACGATTTAAAAGCATTAAACACAGGTAATGTTTATGTAGAATATTTTAGTAGAGGAAAGAAATCTGGTTTAGCTACATCTCAATCAGAATACTATTGCTTTGCTTTTGGAGATACACTACATTTAATAAAGACTACAGATTTAAAAGACAGATGTAGAAAGTATCTAAATACAGATAGAGATAGATTGGGAGGAGACAACAATACTTCTAAAGGAATATTATTACCTATAAAAGAATTGTTTTAATGAAGCACAAAATTATATCCCCTTTATTTATTACGTTACCGAGAAAGACTGTAAAAGATAAAAGGATTGCTTTGAATATGAATACATATAGGAACTTACATCATAGAATAAGTAATGATACCAAGAAAGCCTATTCAGAGGCTCTTAGAGAGCAGTTAGAAGGCTTGTCTATACAAACACCTGTCGAGGTAACTTATAAGGTCTATAAAGCCTCTAAAAGACGCTTAGACAAGATGAATGTAGTTAGTGTAGTAAGTAAGTTCTTATTAGACTCTATAACCGAGTATGGTTGTTGGGAAGATGATAATGATGATTATGTAAAGAAAGAGACTATAATGCCGACAGAATTAGATAGAGAGAACCCAAGAGTAGAAATAATTATAAAAGAGATTTGATGTTAGAAAAGTTAGCAGTTCATCACGAGCTGTGGATTAAGATGTTAGTTAACTTAGGTTGTAAGACTGATGTAGCTAAGGACTTAGTTCAAGATATGTATCTAAGGATGCACAGACTTGTGAAAGATGAGAGTAGGATTATGTATAAGGATGATGTTAACAGGTACTTTGTGTGGATTACATTAAGGAACTTGTATTACTCTTATTTAAAAGATAAAAGGAATAGTATATTTTATGAGATATTAGAGAATGACGAGGTTGTTCAGTCTGAATACGATATAGAGGAGGATGATGCCTTTAGTAAACTTATGAGTCAGATAAAAGATATAACATCTGATTGGACTGTTTATGATAAGAGGTTGTTTGAATTGTACTTTATACAAGGCTTATCTTTAAGAGCAATATCTAAAGGAGCAAAGATAGGACTAACATCTATACATAACTCTATACTAAACCAAAAAGCTATATTAAGAGAACATTTATCAGAAGATTTAATAGATTACTTTAACCAAGATTTTGACAAGATATGAGACCAGATAATTATTATTTAGAATTAGAGAAACAAGGGTACTACGAAACTATAGACAAGAGGTCTAAAGATTACAGAGAGTACAAAGAATGGAAAGCATCAAAGAGAAGTGAAGACTATAATAAGTTGAAACAGAATGTTGAGAGCCAATCAAAAGGTGTTGGCGATACAGTAGCTAAGATTACTAAAGCTACAGGAGTAGATAAGTTAGTTAAGTTTATAGCTGGTGAGGACTGTGGTTGTGATGAGAGACAAGTTCAGTTAAATAAGTTGTTCAGCTACAAAAAGATAAACTGTATCTCTGAGGATGATTATACTTACTTAAGTGATTTTGTAGATAGTAACACTAATAAGATAACTAATCAACAGAAGGTAAGATTGATTACTATACATAATAACATCTTCAATACTAATCAGAAAACCAATACAAGTTGTTCTCCTTGTATATCAGGAGTAGTGAATAAACTTAAAAAGTACTTGCAAGTTTATAAATAGTTTTGTAGATTTGCTTTAAATAAAACATAAAACATTATGAAGCGAACTAAAGAACAACGATTGACCAAGTTTTGGGAAAAGAAGATTAACCCTATTACAGGATGGGTTGATGACAAAAGAATACAGAAAAAACCTGTGTATAATAAATCAATACCAAGTTATGAAGGTAATCTTTGATGCAGACAGTTTAATATATGCCTCTTGTTTTAAGAGAAAGGATGACAGACAATCTACAGATGATATATTTGAGACTGATGTCAATGTAGCTTTCGATAAGTTTGAGGATAGCTTTGATAAGTTAATTTCTTTCTTAGAGGAATTGGTAGAGATTGATGAGATTATCTTTTGTAATGGTTCTAAGAATAACTTTAGGAAAGATATATCCCCTACATACAAACTAAATAGAACGCAGAAGAGACCAGAGATATTACCTCTACTTCACGATATGGTTAAACTTGCATATGATTCTGTTTATGGTGATGGTGTAGAAACAGATGATGTTGTTGCTACATTGTGGGCAGAAGAGGTAGAGAAGAATGGTATTGACTCTGTTATCATAATGTCATTAGACAAAGATTATAAGCAATTCCCTTGTTGGTTTTATAACTACAATTACAAGAATAGAGAGTTAATTAAAATATCAGAGCAAGAAGCAAACGAAAACTTCTACTATCAGATGATTATAGGCGATACTGCTGACAATATAAACTATTGTAAGGGTTACGGTAAGGCTTATGCTAAAAAACTCTTTAAAGAGGCTAAAAACGAGTATTCATTAGTCAATAGAACCTATAGATTGTATAAAGAGATATACGGAGACGATGCTAAATCTATGTTTAATGAAGCTAAGTCATTACTAACACTTAAAACAGACTGTTATGAAAACATTAAGCGATGAAGATAGGTTTATTGTTGAGTTGTACTTCTCAAATTCGATAATAGAGATTCAAGAGGGTCTGCCTAAGTATGTTTTAGAAGAGATTTTAGAATATTACGAGGAACAAGAGTATTATTTGGCTTGTGCTGGTATAAAAAAGGCTTTAGATTGGCATCATATGAATACTTTTACCAAAACAATGGTAGAAATAGATAAAATAAAAGAAAACAACAAATTAAATTAAAAACAAATAGAATGAAAGGATATAATAAACAAGTAGCAGATGATTTAGCTAAAGATTTTGAAGATTTAACAGGAATTGAGTTAAATAGCAACTCAAGGAAAACAGAAATAATGATTACACGAACATTATTCTACAAAATACTGAAAGAATTTAATTTTATGACTGACGAGATGATTTCTGATTGGTTTAGCACAAGAGGTGTTAACAAAGGTCGTTCATCTATAACTCACGCAGTAAAAAAGGTTGGTTTATACTATAAATCATATGCTTCATTCAGAAATACATACAATGTGTACTTTAATGATAAGGCAGAAGAGTTTCTCACGATAGAACAAGCACAAAAGAAGCGTTTAAATGACTCCAAACAGAATATACGTACAAATACACTAAAAAAGGATAAAGATGCCTTAGAATTGCTTATAGACACTATTCCAGAGGATAGAAGAGAGGAAGTACGAGAAATTGTTAATTTAAGGGTTAAATCTTGGAGTTGGAAGACTAAAGATGAGTGTCAAATCATATTAGGAGAAACTTCTATAGAAGGTTACTGCTTTTAATTAATAAATTTTATATTATGGGAATTTTAATAACAGTATTTATAATAATAGTAATAAAAATAATAGTTACAATCAAAGATAATTAATTATGAGAGGAACACAACCACATTACGAGAATGGAAAAGATTACGACATCATAGATGTTATAAGGGATTACGAATTGAACTTCTGTAGAGGAAATATTATTAAGTATATTGCCAGAGCAGGTAAGAAACACGATGAACTACTTGATTTAATTAAGGCTCAAGACTATTTGAATAGAGAGATAGAACTCTTAAGAAGTAAAGATAGGATAGACAGGTAAATGTTAAAGAAATGTTAAAATTTGTTAAAAAGTATTGTTAATCTAAAAAAGTATTGTAGATTTGTATCATAATCAGGCAGATTGCCATAAAATAAATAATTATGTTACATTACAAAATTTACGACAACCAAAAGAAAACTGCACAAAAAGTGTTTAACTCAATTAGTCTTGGTAATAGACGAATACACTTAGTTGCACCAACACAGTCAGGTAAGACAGGAACTATTATTCACTTAGCTAATATGCTTCCTAATGACAACTTTATCCTGACATCAGGAATGATGGATAACCATTTATTTAACCAGAACAGTTATATTGCAGAAGTAGCTGCTAATAATATTAGAGCTATAAAAATACACAACTTACTTAAAGAACCTAACCCCAAGAAGATAGTTAAAGACCTTAACATAAAGTATATTGTTATTGACGAGAACCATTTTGGTATAGGTGAGGAGTCGAGATTAGATTTATTTATAAAAGACTTACATAACAACTGCCCTAACGTTGTTATAATATGGGTTGGAGCTACAGGTTACCAGTTAATAAACAGTAGTGTTATTGATGATACTATACAGATGGATATTCCAAGTAATTACTATGGTGTATCTGACATATTAGAATCAGGTAATCTTATAGATTCTAAGAACTTTCAATACCTATCTGAATTAGATTCTAAGATTAGAAAAAAGAATAAAGTAGACTATGGTGTTATTGTTAATGATGAGATGATGAATGTACTTAATCACTTAAAATCATTTAAGAATGGTTTAGGTATCCTTAGAGTTCGTTCAAGAGCCTCTGCAAGTGTTTTAAAGCGTAGTTTATCTAACAGATTTCCTTATGCTAAAGTTTTTGTTGCAGTATCAGGTAACGGAGGTTCATCTATATCAGAGTCAATAAAAGATGCTAAAATGCTATGTAAGAATAAAAGAGTTATACTAATAGTATGTCAATCATTAAAAGCTGGTATCGACTTAGGTGATGCAAAAGAATACATTAGGTTTGTTGTAGAGACTTATAAAACTTGTGCATCTGTATCTCAAGGATTAGTAGGTAGAATATGTGGTTATCACAACAATACATCTTGTTTGTTTGTAGCAGACCCAGAGGCTGTGGCTTTACAAGCTGCTTATGAGAATGACCATAGGGTTGTTAATGAAGAATTTTTATCTAATTGTTTCTCTGAGAACTCAAAGAGATTAGGTACTAACTTTTTATTCAAGAGTAAATTTAACACCAAGAGTGAATATTATTATGGAGGTAATGCTTATAAGGTTAGTTCAATATTAGAACTTAAAAGCGAATGGTTTGCTGGTTATGATGACAGATACCTTGATAAAGTAGCTAAACTTATGGCTAATATTAAAGATAGTAATGGTCAATATGTTTTAAAGTCATCAGACTACCCTTGTAATACAGATAGAATAAATACAATTCAAAGTGAAAAGTTTAAGAATAGAAAACAATTTGACTCTTACATAAAAAAAATGAGTGATAGAATTAACTTTACATCTATATTCCATAGGTTTGCTAATACCTCAGAAGGTAGAAGAAGAGGTGGTTTAAAAGGTGGTGAGTCTAATAAGGATTACTCTAAAGCAATAAAAGTTGGTGTTTTGTATGATAATAACGATAAAATGTTCTATATTGCAGTCAGAGATTTGCAAATGACAAAGAGACAACTTAATTTAAATATTACTAATAAAACTATTTTTAACCTATTAAATGTATAATTATGAGATTTAAAGAGATTACAGTAGAACTAATAGAGCAGTACTTAGATGGGGTACTGCACGGAGACGAAGAGCATAGAGAATGGCTTACAGAAGCTACCTACGCATTCTTTGCAGAAGACAAGCCAGTACCTCCTCCAAGAGGCTCAGGAACTAAAGACAGGCTTTATAAAGAAATAGAAGTACTTAGGTTAAGAATAAAACAATTAGAGCAATGAAAGAACAACTAAAAGATAAGATATTATCAATAAGACCAGAATATTCAACAGAAGGCTTTTCTTCGAACCCACTTCCTAACGAGGTTTCTATCTATTATGAAGGAGAAGATTACACAATAGATTTGTTCCTTGATATAAACGAAGTGTTAAGGATAGATATATTAGAAGGAGAAGATACTTATGACTTATCAGATGCAGATTTGACTTTCATATGTGGTTACTTATCAGGTCTATTAGAGTATCAAATAGAGATTACTAATAGGTATTACGAGGCTGAAAGAGGTGAACAAGACAACTATTACTACTATAGCTAAAAAACAAAACAACAACACATTAGTTATCATAATATGAGTAATTCACAAGAGATTAAGCCAACAGATGGTAGAAAAGGGAATAGTAGAAAGAAATCTATTCCCAAGCTACCTGTACCAGATAAAGAGAGGTCTAACAAGCCTGCAATGAATACTGCTAAGAAGAATCGTAAGAAACAATATGCCAAGAAAGCTATCAAGAATGTATTTGGTAGTGAGGTAAATGCTTTTGAGAGTTTAGCTAAGAAAGCAAAAGAAGGTAGCTACAATCATATGAAATTACTTATGGATTATGCTTATGATGAAGATAAAGAAACTTCTACTAAGAAACCTAATGCTCCTGTAATTAATTTCTTTGGAGATAGTGTTGAGGGTAAGAAGATTAAAGATAAGATTATAGACGTAACACCAAAAGATGAGTAAGATAGACATACACGAAAAATATATACCTGTTTTCAAGAATGATAGCAGGTATTTTGTTGTTACAGGAGGTAGGGGTAGTGGTAAGTCATTTGGTATAAACGTATTCCTACTTAACCTAACCTATGAAGAGGGTCATAAGATACTATTCTCACGTTATACAATGATGTCAGCACATACATCTATTATACCTGAATTTATTGAGAAGATTAATTTAATGGGTGTTCACGATGACTTTAGGATAACTAAAGATGAGATTATGAACCTAAAGACAGGTAGTTCTATAATATTTAAAGGTATTAGAACATCATCTGGTAACCAAACTGCAGCACTTAAATCCTTGAATGGTATAACTACATTTGTAGTTGATGAAGCAGAGGAACTTGTAGATGAAGGTACGTTTGATAAGATTGACTTCTCTATACGTTCACAGACTAAACAGAACAGAGTTATTCTTATACTGAATCCAACAACTAAAGAGCATTGGATATATCAGAGGTTCTTCCAAAATGAAAACGTATTGGCGGCATCTAATATGATAAAAGGTAATGTTACCTATGTGCATACAACTTACAAGGATAACAAGAAGAACTTATCTCAATCATTCTTAGAGAGAATTTACGAGATGAAACGGAAGAGACCAGATAAGTATCAGCACCAAATATTAGGAGGTTGGCTTGAGAAAGCAGAAGGTACTATTATAAGAAAATGGAGGGTAGGAGACTTTATTCCTACAGAACTTACTTGCTATGGGCAGGATTTTGGATTTTCAGCCGATTTAACGACACTTGTGAAGATTTCGGTAGATAAGAACGCAAGAAAGGTTTGGGTTAAGGAAATCTACGGAAAACCTAATCTAAACACATCTGAGATAGCAGGTATGAATAGACGAGAGTGTGGTATGGATTTAATTATTTGTGATAATAGTGAGCCACGTTTAATATCAGAGATGAAAACATTGGGTCTTAACATAAAACCTACGATAAAGAAGAAAGGTAGTATATTGTCAGGTATTGCTTTGATGCAAGATTATGAGATAGTAGTTGATAGAGGTTCTCACGGTATAATAAGAGAGCTAAACAACTATGTATGGAAAGATAAGGGTGAAGCACCAATAGATAAGTTTAATCACTTTATAGATGCTATTAGGTATGGTATGATGTATTTAGTTCAAGGAGTAAACTCTGGAGTTTATGTGATAAGATAAATTGCACAAAAAGTATGTAGTTACTTAAAAGAGTTCATATAAAATGTGCAGAAATAAAATGTTTAATACGAAGGGGGTCAATTAATTTTGTCTCCCTTTTTTTGTTTAATATGATGGGGTATGTTTAATATGGAGGGATGTTTAATATGATGGGGGTTGTTTAATATGAGGGGGTAATTTTGTTATTTAGAATGATTCTTGATAATTTCACTTTAGGGTAGGGCGGAGTCTACTCTTTCGAACCTCTCAGTTCAGACCCGTACCCGTCAGTAGTACGGTGTAAAGGTAAAACCTTTTTTTGGTTCTCGCAAACATTTTTTGTTATTTATTTTGATTCTAAATAGTGTACCTTAATTTTGACGGGTTCAGGCTTTACAAATTTAGTATATATATATAGTAGTAAAAAACGTTGAAAAATTATTTTTGTGTAATTTTTACATTTTTTTTGATTTTTTGTTGTGTAGTAAATTTATTAGTTGTAGATTTGCTTCAGATAGCAATTAAGTTA